AGAAAGTAATTGATACCCGCGATAACCCATTGCAGTTATCCAATCTCATTTACGGAAACAAGGGCGCACTATCCAAGAAAGATGTCGGGCCATCCAAGCGTCAACTTAAACAACGCCAGGACCTAACCGAAGAGATGCGCGAGTTCCTTGGTGAGTACACTGAGACGGGCGAACGCTTGTTCGGAACCATCTCCCGCCTTGGGCGAATGGTGGCTTACGAGGAAGGTAATCGCCGTGTAGCACGTTCGCTCCTGAGTTCTGGAGTCGGACAGAAGTTCGCGCCCAATGAGGTCCCAGAGGGATACAGGGCATTGACACTAAGTGGAAAGGTAGTAAATGACACGGACGGACAAACAATCTATATCCCCAATGATGCCAACAATGCACTGAATGAACTGTACGGTAATGGCATGATGAGGGACAAGGAAGGATTCATTAGCAGAATGGCTGACGGGGTTGTATCAACTGCGGTGGCTGGTTCCAAGTTCGCCGCCGTCCCGCTCAATCTTGCATCATATCCAGTCCAGCTTTTCGGCAATGCGGTCCTTACTTTTGGCCAGGGGTTCAACCCATTCCGTGGATGGTTCAAGAAGAACGGAGGGGTTCATGTCGCAGTCAATGAGGCCCTCCCATCGAGGTACAAGCTGGGAAATGTTTCACTGAAGGAACTGAACCGACTCAAGGAGTTAGGCATCGTTGACAAGGGTGTTACCGCATCCGACATCCGAGATGGATTCAAGAACGGCATCACGCCTAAGTTATTCCAGAAGGCGGTCAAGGGTGTCGGCAAGGCCTACAATACCTTCGATACTGCCCAGCGTATTGCTGTGTACGAGAACTACAAGAAACTGCTGAATGACATCATACCCGATGAGGACATAGCTAGGATGGGACAACGTGAGTTCGAGGACCTAGCGGGTCAACTCACCAATGACACCTACATGAACTATGACCGAATCAATAAGGGTATTCGCAAGTTATCGCGATACGGTTTCTTGAATGAGTTCATTGCTTTCAATTCGGAACTAGCTCGGACAACCTTCAATCAGGGGAGACTGGCGCGGTCCATGCGGAACGGTCAGTTCGCGAAGCAGTTAGAAGAAAAGTACGGCGTTGCCATGAACCAAGAGACGCTTGATAAAATCAAGAGAGAGGGGCTTAAGCGGTACACTGCCCTGACCGCCGTTCTTAGCTCAGGCTTGATAGTACCAGCTATTATGAACCGCGAGGGTGGTATTACCACGGAACAGGAACAAGCACTCCGCGAGACAGCACTTGCTGATTGGGAGACTGACCAATCCCTGCACCTTCGCCGTGACGGAAACAAGATAACCGCCGCCAACCTAAGCTACCAGATTCCTACCGCTGAAATGACATCCATCCTGGAGGCTGGGTTCAGGGGCGAGGGCTTCATGCCTAGCTTCGGAAAGATGGCTGATGCCATGTGGTCCAAGTTCGGCGGGCAGTTACCTATCGGCGTAAGAAATGCTGTTGCCGCAGCCAACAACCTTAACCCCAGGACTGGTCGCCCTATATCTGAGCGCACTGATGACGAGAGCATCAACAAGAAGCTGGACCTGGTTCGCTGGTACTTGGGCGAATCATTCACACCTGGGACCGTGAAGGACTTTCGTAAACTGGATGAGCGCGAGACAACGGACAACATCCTTCGCTACACACTTGGGTATCGTGTGCGGAACCTCGACATCATGGACGGTGCTGGTTTCAAGCTGCGTGACATCAAGAAGAACCTCAACAGTATCCGCTCCGCATACACTGGTGACAGTATCCGCAATGACGACATACAGGGCAGTTACGAGAAGTACAACAACCTGTACAGGGGTAACGTGCAGGAGTCCATCCGTCACGTGAACAACCTGCGGGTTCTCGGAATATCGGACAAGGACATCGAGAAGAAACTCAGGGATTCAGGACTGACCAAGGTTATGTCGAAGGATGCTATGAGTGGCGTGGTTCGCGATATGCCTTTATCGGCACGGGTTAGCATCGCTGACCGAGGCGCAAAACGTGACAGATATGTAGAGTTATCACAGAAGCTACCACGGGAGTCCGCACTACGTATGCTCCAGGAGGACTTCGACAAGGGCAACCTGAAGCGAGCGGACATCCAGCACATCCTGAGAAGGATGCAACTGGAACGATTGAAGTAAAAAGCCCCGCCCCCCAAACGGAGGACGAGGCTACTATACACTACATGATATACACTACATGAAAACGAGGAATTAAATAGGAGGAAATACTAACCCCCTTGCCCAGGATTACTCACAGGGCTTACCTCGGAAATATTATACACTAAGCATTTCAAGCTGTGTCTTGAGTTGACGCTTCTCTTCGGAGAGTGCCTTGCGCTGCTCCATCATACGCTCAATGCGGTAGGACAGGATGCGACTCTCTTGGCGAATCATTTCTATTTGAGTCTGGATGCGTTCGGCATTTTCTGATGAATCAATCATGCTATTATCTGTATCATCCTGAGCCATCTTGTCAAGTATTCGCTGAGGAAAATTCAGCCCCTCAAGCGGGAAGTCATGCTCGTAGAAAGCGACATCATCAAATCGTTCGGCGGCTTCGATTTCAGTACCGAATGAACCAATGTGCTTGCCAAGCACTCTGGCCCTATATCTCCTCTTGTTCGAGTCAACCCCTCTGTACTTTAGTGCGCCATGAACACGCCTTGCGCCCCGAAGGTTCTGTGATTGACTAGCCCATCGCAGATTTTCTGGTCTATTGTCGGCCCTGTTCCCATTAATGTGGTCAGCCTGGTATCCCTTCGGTGGTTTTCCATTGAATGCGCTGCAAATCAGTCGGTGAACCTTGCACGTTTTATCTTTTATGTCGTGGATTTTATAACCATCGCAGTCAGTGCGTCCGAAGGTACGCTTGGGTTTCCCCGTGCGCTTGTCAATAAGGGTAACGCTGCCGTCCGAGTGACAGGTAACGGGAACCCCGTTGACCTGGATTGTCTTTGATTTTGTTTTTGCTTGTATCATATTATTTGAATCTCCCTGTTCCGTGATAGAATTTAAAGAAGCAACCGATTCCTCGCTCGCCCTCACGATTCTTTGCTAGTTTGTATAAGAGGTTAGTGTAGTGTCCTGAGTGGTCACTGTCCTTGGAGGACTCAACGTCCCCATTGGAAGGCCACATGAGCAATACCACATCGGCATCATTCTCAATGTCACCTGAATCCTTGAGGTCATACAGTTCTAGACCGCCACGCTTTGCGCCCTCCCGATTGACCTGAGCCAATAGGATGACAGCCACGTTAAGGTCCAGAGCCATCTGCTTAATCTTGTGAGAGATGTTGGCAATGCCCTCAGTCTTACCCATCTTATTTGAGTTAAACGGAATCAGTTGCAGGTAATCAACAATTACCAGCTTGACCCCGTTGTTGTTAACGAATGAGCGAGCCTGACTTATCAGGTCATCCGCGCTCTTGACACTATGCGATGAGTAAATCGGCATCTCGCCGAGTTCATCAATAGCATCATCGACACGCTTGCTCTCTATGTCCGTAACGTTTCTGTCCTGTACGTTCCGAAGGTTGACCCCCGAAACAATCTGCGTCATGCGCTTAGTCAGTTGCTTCTGCGGCATCTCAAGGGAGAAGATGGCGGTTGCCTTCTCCTCCTTCTTGACTGCGTTCAGGGCAACGAACAAGGCCCATGCGGACTTACCGCAGGACGTTGGTGCGGCCAGTGTCAGTACCTCGCCAGCAGCGATGCCACCGTTACCAAGGAACCAATCCAGCCGACCGATGTGAGTACGAATGACATCAGGGGTGAACTCCCCGTCCTTCATCAGTTGAATCTCCTTCTTGAGTTCCTCTGTGCTGGTACTAATCTTGGCGGTATCAATGCCGAGCTTGGGTTTAGCTGTGATGTCAGCCTCCAGTTCAGCACGAATCTCATCGTAGCCAGTAGTCTCCTTCTCAGCCTGCTCCGCCGCAGTACGGCAGGAGCGCATGAGTGCGCGAAGCCTGGACTTCTCAGCAACCGTCTTGGCGAAGAACCGAGCTTGTAGGCCCGTGGAAACCTCGTCCATGATGTTGAGTAACCCAGGAAGACCGCCGACCTCATCAGTCGCACCAGAGGTCTTTAAACGCTCATGGATGCTGACCTCATTGAGGGGCTGGCTGTCATTGGCTAGGGACTGCAAAGCCTCGAACAGAAGCTTGTGCTTGTACACGTAGAAATCCTCTGCCTCAACGATAGCACTTACATCGTCAAGCAGAACAGTATTTTCTTCGCGGATGCCATCATCAATACAGGTGGCAAGTAGTCGCCGCTCGGCTTCTACGCTATGGGGTTGGTTCGGATGCTCGTAGTTCATTGTCAAGTATTTCAACTAATGAACGTAGGCACTGACTGACCGCATTGTGTTTGATGCGAACCTCCTCTGGAAGTCGGCGGGTATCAATCGCTTCGTGGATTGAAAGGGTTGTCTTTGTAGCGTCTTGTAGTGAGTTCATTATATTTATTTGCATATGTGTTGAGATTACTTGAACCCCCCGCCGAATTGCGAAGGGCCAAGTAGTCTACCATTAGGACTTACGGGTTATCTTCCCGTTCCAGCATCCCTATGGCTATCAAGGAGTAGCCAATCAGGTCGCGGAAGATGTCCTTGGACTGGTCGCCCTGGGTCGTAACCGAGAGCGAGCCGTCCGCACAGAAAGCCTTAGCTCTCTGGAATTTGTCCTGCATTCTGATGCAGATTCCTGTCAAGGGATGAACGCCGAACTCGGTGCTTTTGTCGAAGTTAGCGAAGGGGTTATCGCAGGTATCGCCACCAGTGTAGTCATTGTTCTTCTTGGCGGTAAGCTCCAGTATGTGCTGGATTTCCATAGTGCGGAAATGCTCCCACCAATCCTTGTCGAATCTAGATGCGTCAGACATTAGAACGGTTCTGGGTCATTGACTGCGGCAGTTGCCTCCTTAGGCGAACTGGAACGCGCTCCGTCAACGGGGTTAACAGCAAGGGACATGAAGTTGAGTCCGCTCTTTGCGGTCTTCTTCCATCCCTTGAGGTAATACTCTTTACCCTCTACATTGATTTTGCCATTGTAGTCAGGGTGCGTTTCTTTTTCTTTGCGGTCATTGATGAAGAATGTACCGCTGTTTGTGTTATCGTAATCAGACATATTATTATTTGGTTTGGGTTATTGGTTATTGTTGGGTTAGAATCCTGCTTGTTGGGCATCACGCTGACGCTGGGCTTTCTCCATTGCCGCCTCGCTTGGCTTCGGCGCACGTTTGCCGTGGTCATTGGTTGCGTCCGCATCCTTGGTATCGTCAATAGCGAAGAGGCCATTGAGGGCGTACTTACGTGCATAGGAACTAGCGGAGCCAGTAATCTGTGCATCGTCCATACCCTTCTTAGTCTCAGCCTCACGAGCGAATCCAGTAGCGGAGACAGCGAGTTCGGTTTCATTGTCAGCTAGGCTAGCAGTAGCCTTGACGTAGACACGACCTCCGACCTCAACGATGTCATCCTGGATGACTAGACTGCAACCCCACTCAGCAAGTAAAGGTTTAACGGAAGTGAGGATGTCCTCACAGGAGCGGTACTTGTACCCTCCGAACTTATTTGTCTGGCCCTTGGGGGCTTTCAAAGAGGATTGAATCCCCTGTAGTTTTTGTCTTATGTTGTATGTACTCATTTTTATTTGGTTGAGAAGATTGAATCAGGAAGGATGGTTACAGAGCCGCTGCATGATACGGAAAAAGGACACTGCTTGTTGCAATGCAACTTGAGTAAGTCAAAGAGGTTATCCGTGCCACAGCACGTGACCTGCTCGTGGTAGCTTTCTTTTTTAAATCGACCGACATGATTGATGTCAACGACAAATGAACCCTTTCCCAAGTAGGCTATTTTTATTTCTGTATTTGGTTTATTTTTCATGTTTTTGTTTTGTTAAGGAACGGAATAGTTCCGCTCGTTGTTTCTGATTGGAGCAAGCATCGAGTTGTTCTCTGCTCGCCCCCATGTCCTCCAACGTGGAGATTTGTTGTGCGGCTGTCAAGCTATGAATGCAAAAAACTTTCGAGCCTTTCTTCATGTTGTCAACTGCCCACAATGGTTGAGTGTTGGAGAAGTGAAAACACTGTGCCTGCTCTGTGTCAATGGATAAATCAAAGGAAGAACAAGGTCGTATGTGGTCAATGTGCCACTCGCCGTAGTTCTCCCACGTCATGCCTTCTTGGAACTTGGACTCAATATAATCCTTTAGCTCCTGCATCGAACATCCAACTAATGATTCGGTTGGTGCGGACTTGGAGTTACGTTGCATCGCATGAATGACTCGTGAACGTAGATTGTTGCGAAATCTTCTTTGGATGGGGCAGGATTTGTTTTTCCTATCACCCGCATTCCTGTGTTTCAATTTGTACTCCAGTCGGCGTTTCTCTAGTTCCTCTAGCGTTACCCATGCCTCTCCGTTCAAGCTCGATGGTTGATACTGCCAGAAAACCATGCCGTCCTCACGGACATCGCCGCGCTTGAGGGTTCGTAAATGTTTCGGTGGTCGGTTATCCATGTGCCAGTTTCCTTTCCAGCTTTGTGTTAGCCTCAGCCCACTTGCGGTCAAGGTCAGCGTAGTCAATGACCTCGCTTGATTGCTGCTTCTTAGCTTTGGCTTTCTTGGCCTTCATCTCACCGTTCTTCCAGAGGGACAACAGTTGTTTGTTCGTGTCCACGAAGTAGGTGATGTAGTAGGTATCAGGAGATGTCTCCTCGATGAGTTCATACTTGAGGAATGAACCAAGGATTTGATTGCCACCCTCGGTAGCTCCGATGATTAGTTCAAAGTCAAGGATGTCCTTGAACTCAAGTTCCGTGGTGCGTTGCTGTTGGCAATACATCCCCAGCAGAACTGTGTACTTGTATGCGTTGTCCCCGATTGCTCGTTCGAGCTTGAGGAATGATGGGCTTTTGATAAAGCCTGGGGTTATGTTCATGTGTTTTGGATATAAAAAATCCCGCCACCTTCCGAGGTGAAACTTACGCCACATGAAGCGTTCTCGGAAAATAGCAGGGATAAATTATTGTTTCGCATGTGATAATCGGTGTTTCACTACCAATGTCAAGCATTATAACATAGAGGCTGACAACTTAATTGAACTTAACCTAACCTAACTTAACCGTATGCTTAAGCAATGCCTTAGCAATGCTTCGCTTTAAGCAACTCTCTATATAGGGCTGCTCTCTGTTTCTGGTTAGTGCATTGACTTAACTCATCTGGCGTTGCTCCAAGTTCCATCAGGGCATTAACTTGTTCGTCAGCCTTTAAACTATTACTGAACTTTTTTGTAAGTTGTGTAAGACCTACTGGATGCAGAACATCCGTCCGCGTATTCTCAAGGTAGCTCGCCATTGCCTCAAGTGTTACTGGCAGGAACTCCTTGTCGCCCTTGCACATCTTGAGGTAGAAGTTCTCGACCTTGCCCAGGAGACTGTTGGCTTGTCGGGATATAACCCCGCGAACCATACCAGTCTGGTGGTCATGGTCAAGTACCCAATCGTCAGTCTTGGTGCTGAGGATGGGACAGCAGGTGGGCTTGTTCTTCTCTCTGTAAGAGGCTATCTGATTTTGTGGAA